AGCTACAGTATTTTGCTCAAATACTAAATTTTCAGCCATATTACCTATTTGAGTTTTTAATTCTATAAGTAATCTTCTTACACCTACTCGATCAGTAGCGCTTTGTTTTTTCTTTAATGTCTTTTGCCCAAATACCGTTACTCCAGTATTAGGAGAAGTTGTAATTGGATTTACATTAGCTTTATATAGGTCGTCACGGTTGGTTTTAGTTAATTTTCTTTCTGCTCTTGTAGCTGTTGCAATTGACCCTCTAAGAGTACCTGCAGGAGCATTCCATACCTCAGCAGATGCATCATTAAATGCATATACTCCAGGTATCATTGTTGAAGCTGGGACCCAGATTTGTTGTGCTGTGAATGGATCTAAGGTTTGAACCCAAGGCCAATAAGCAGCAGCATATGAATTATTTACAGAAGTTGCTTGAGTTGTTACTGGGATTAAGTTAGATTGATATTCTACTAAATCTATGATTGCTAAAGTATCTCCTCGACTTTGACAGTTGGCAACTAAAGAGCTTAAAGTGGATGAATGGGATGTAAATCCTTTAATTAATCCGGGTACTGATATGTAATTGTATTTAAATTCATCAGTATTAGCAAGTAAAGCTACAGATTGATCATAATCAGATGCTTGTAAGCCTTGGGTATTTAGGTTATCTATATTATTATAGTAGTTTCCAGCTGTGGTTGGTATATTTGAACCTACAGCTCCACCAAAACTTCCTGATGATGCAAGTGGAATAGATGATGTATATTCATTTTTTGCATTACCAGCATTATCTAAATAATTAGGGGTTGGGTAGTTTACTTGTTTTATTCTAATGTAATTAGATTGGTTAGGATAATTACCAGTTAAATCTACGTAATAATCTCCATCTTGCTGGATGGATTCAATCTGATTACCAATTATTTTTTCTATGTAATTTGGGGATATAGGATCTAATGATAAATCAGTCCAGGTTTCTAAAACTATTGGATTAATAGTATCATCATTTCCTCTTCTAACTAATAAAGAGAAGGTACCTGAACTTGTATCTGGGGATGTGATTTGGTATCTTAGGTTATCTATACTTCCAGAAACTAAAGATCCATCTGTATTTTGGGTAGAAGTACTATTCATTATCACACCTTCTGATAGAGTTTCTAGTGAAAATGATGATGATGTAGCATCTAACCCATTACTAATGATTGATGAGGTTGCAGGTGAAAATGAACCACTTGTTACTCTAGTAACTAATAGAGTTGTACCTCCATTTTGGAAGTAGTTATATGCTGATATTGAAGTTAGATATGAGTATACTTGACTACCACTGGTGAAAGTGTCTCCAAATTGAGTTAAGTATTCAGAATATGTGGTTACTATTGTTGGTATTTCTACAGGGCCCTTAGTAGTAGGTCCTATAATAGCAGCCCCTATTTGGATTGGTTGGTTATTAATGATAGGTTGTTCATTCTCTATCGTTATTACACCAGGAGAAAATTGAGTTTCAGCCATTATTTTTGGTTATAAATATTGTAATTTTTTAACCTAATTTAGTATATTCACCTGTTTTATAATCAAGTGAAATATCACCATATTTTTTAGATATATTAGTATTCAGATCTTGCTCATTTTTAGAAAGTTCTTCAAGAGATTTTTTTGCCTTTTCATAACGAGTTTCTAATTGAAGTTTGATAATTTCAATTTCCCCAAATTCTAAGGTAAGAGATTGAGATTTATTTAGATGAGATTGAAGAGATTGTAATTCTTCTGTGGTGATAACATTTTTTTCTGTAACTGTTTCCATTTTTATTTATTTTTATATTACTAGGTATGATGTTTATTGAATGATGTCAATGTCATTAATTGTTAATCCTGGGTTTAGGGGTGAAAAAGATGAAACCATCTCTAGCCTATAAGCCATATAGTATTTTGTTCTTTCGTAAAGTGGCTCGTTGGAATTTGGATCAGGAAGATCTTTTTTGAATATATTAAATAGAGCTTGTATCTCTGCCTCACTATCTAATGTGAACCCACCTCGCTTAATTATCTTTTTTGGATCTTCTTTTGAGCTGAAGTCTTGGTAAATATAATTTGCTCCAAGGCTATCACAATTCCCGGGTCTTGAAACGTTAATTATGGTTCCTATAACTATTGATTGGATGTGACCTGAGATTCCATCGTTGTAAGTTAGTGGGATGTTGCTTTTTAAATACATTGTTTGTTTTATTATTTATTTTTTATTATGCTATTAGTCCTGAACCACCAGCAGCAGTAGAAAGTTTCTCTTCTAGTTCGTTTATTCTTATTCTCATGTTATTTATTAAAAGGTCAGCCGTTAATATTGTCCCGTCTGTTGCAGTTAAGTTAGCAGCGGTTAATGCAGTTGGTTGAACTATTGGGGTTGTGTTCCAAAAACCAATTTTTTGTAATGTTGCTGTTCCTATCTTGGTACCGTTGGTGCTTACCTGTATATCCCCTTCATCTATGAATATGGCTAAATTTGAAGTCAATGAACCTCTAATGTTAAAATAAGCCCCATATTTACTTACACCTGTGGAGTTTGTACTTTGTACATCTAAACCTCTTATTGTACTACCTCCTGAAGGAGATAAAACAGTCTTAAATGATGAACCATTTGATCCACCTTTAGTAATATATATTGCTCCACCATTTCCATTATCTGATATGGAAACTCTATGCCCACCAAAACCCGGTCCTAAGTTTGTTGTCCCCACTCCAAAGTATCCACTAGGAACAGATACGGTGTTATCACCTCGTATTTCAAGAAGGCTTGCCCCATCTGGGTCTTGGATTTCTATTGAATCAGTAACTAAACTTCCACCAGTTTTTAAAGCTCTTGTACCTGTTGAATCAACTGTTAAATCTGAAGTTGCAATATTATCTCCTGATGGAGCGTGTGAAGCAGATAAAGCATAGCTTGAACTAATAACTCCTGTTATATTTGAACCATCACCTTGAAAGGATCCACTAAATGACCCACTTTTAAAGTAAGATGAGCCAGTCCATATAAGTTTTCCATTAGCATCACTTATAAGAGCACTTCCTGCTCCTTCATTTCCATCTTTATAAGTTAATGAACCACTTAATGTAATATCATAAGCCTCAACCCCAGTAAAAGCATCTATAGATTGAGTGACATGCCAGGATCTTACAGTATTTCCAAGTGTAATTCCAGTTTTAGAGAGTAAGTTGGACATTTATTATTTTTGGTTATAAATATTATAATCTTTATTATTTGGTTATAAATACGTTCCTTTCTTTATAGGTTGGAGTAATTATACCACTATTATATACTACCAGTAGTTTCTGTTGTAATAGTAATTTTAGATCTACTATTATATTTTTTGATACTATTTAAATCCTTTTGGATAATATCAGGAATTATATATCCATGTACTTTTAATGTAAAATTACTTCTAACTACTCTATCCTGCCCCTGATTAAGCTCAGTAATAGTGTTAAAGGTATCAATTTTAGCTTTAAATTTAAATCTTTCAGGATCTCCCCAATATGAATCAGAAGCGTAGTTAATAGCTTCTACTACTTTATTAAGTTGTTCTATATAGTAAGTTTGGACTATAAAACTATATGTTAATGTGACATAATCTGGTACTACATTTGCTATAAATTGTTTAGTAGGTATTTTATTATTTAATACCTCAAAATTTGAATATGAATTTTTAGTATTATAGGATTTTTGCCATGCCGTATATAAATGGGGATTGTTAGAATCTAATTTAGTAGTTATACTACGGTTTTTCTCTAAACTATCTCTCTTAAACATAATAAGAGGAGACATAATTTTACCTTTTTTATCTCGGTAAAATCCATCCTTTTGTACTGATTTAAATCTTTCTGGTGATCCATAAACTAAAGGTACTGCTATACGTTCTCCATTTTGGATGACTGTTGGTTTAATTACATTATCAAAATAGTATAATATAGCCTCATCAACATCTTGAATGTTAACTGTAAATGGTTTAACGGTATCATCCTTAAATGATATTTTTTCAGACCTACCATCCTCAATCCCTTTTTGGCTTGTAGGGGTGAACTGACGATAATCTTGAGGGTTGTTTGGATTTCCTCTAGTTTCTCCGGTTTGTGGGTCAACATAAGGCTCCACTTGATTATTGGAGATTTCTTTTTGGGACTTAGGTACAGGTTTTCTATGGTTAGCCATTATATTCTTTCTTTAGTAATCTGGACTTTATCTGCAGGTGTATAATGAGTTTTACATATAATTGAGATGCTTGAACCAAAGTTTTCTAATCCAGGGTTAAGTGGATTTGTGTTATAAGGGTATAAGGGATTTTTACCTACAAAGAATTGATTTGCATTTGTAGTATCTACTTCATAGTATCCTTCATAATACATTATAATATCTCCTACTTCTGGCACTACATTTGCAGTTACTAAATCATCTCTAAAGAATTTAAAATCAATTCCCCATTGGAAATCAACACCTAATAATTCATTAGCAGGGAATTCTTGCTCTCCTCTTTCAATTAAAGCATTAAGTATAACCGGTTCATAATAGTATCGGGCTCCAGCAGCCTCACCATACATATTAGTTTTGGTTTCATTTAATTTTAATTTATAGTAAACACATTCCTGAGTTATTATATTACCTAATAATTCCTTATTAATGTTTTTAAATAAGCCTATATCTCTTGCTCCTCCGTATAATGCCATATTATCCTACAAAAATTACAAGTGGGACATAATTTAATTCTTTCTGTAATGAATCTGCCTCTGAGGTTTTTCTTTCTAGTAATTTATCTCTTGAGGTTTCAGCAAAATATTCCCTTAATCTCTCAATTAGAGCTGTTTTATCTTTATCTGCAGAACCTAATAAATCAGGAGCATTTAACTGAGTTGTGTCTCCAGGAATTGGTACTGCATTGCCGTATTTTCCACGAACATACCCTAAGATTTCTTTAACTAATGCTAACCCATATTCAAATAT